AAATAATTGCTCTATTTGTGCGCTTGAATTTAAAAACTCACCAGCAGCAATGTCACCATTTAAATACGCTTCCTCAACTGCTTGACCCATATCTTGAGCAGACAAACCAAGCTCATTAATTAATAGCTGTAAATTGTTTAGAGATCCGCCAAGCTCATCATTTAAAATCGCTGCAACCTGACCGCCAACTAAATCTGCATCTCCAGATAGTTGTGCTAGTGCCGTTCCAATACCTAAAAAACCGCCCTCAATATTATCAGGCAAGGCAAATAAATCCTCAAAAATTCCGACATTACCCTCAGTAACATCAAACAGTCCTCTACCGATATTAAAATCAAGTAGTTTTAACTCATCATCTACTACTAATTGAAGATTAGACTCTCTTATAATATCACGTATATTTGAGACAAAAGCTTCTCTTGCGTTCGCCTGTGCATCCGTATCCCCGCCAAAAGCATCTGCTAAACCATCAAATAAGGCTGTTGATAGTGCTTGTGCTACAGGTCTTACAATCGCACCAGATCCGGGAGCATAAGAGTCCGCAGCTGATCCAAGTGCTTCACTAACTGATTGACTAAATAGCTGATTGTAATCATCTCTCTTTAAAGTTTCATCTGAGGATATAGCTTGCGAGAAAGCATCACCAACAATTCTAGAAAATTGGTTAGCTAGTGTCTGGCTTGATTCATCACTAAATATATTAGACCAAAAACCTGACTGTTCTGCTTGACTACCTAAAGGCTGACCATCTGCACCGACAAAGCCAATACCACCGATGCCCTCTATCCCTTGTATAACTTCTTTATATTCTTTTAAGCTACTAGTTACCTTGTCAACTTTATCAGGCGTATCATTTAAAATTTCATTAATTTCGCTTTGAGTATCTCCAAACTTTTCAGTCCTAGCCGATGCAAACTCTAGCTCTCTCCTTAATATCCCTATTGCATAAGAAAGTATTTCTTTGCGATCCGTAGCTTTGCTAGTTAAAAACTCTAACCCCTCGAGCTTCCTTGTATAATCTTCTATCTCTTGCTTAGTTAAGTTAGCCTCTAAATCAATAAGCCTGAATGAGTTGATTGCTTTTTGTACAGAATCATCATAATTATCTAGATTTTCTGTAAGTGCTTGTATTGCAGTCCCTAGCTCTTTTTGAGTCTTTGCAGCATCTGAGCCTAGAAAAGCTAAGGAGCTAGCAAATAGCTCTACAATTTGGATTCCTTTTACTGTGGCTTTAATCAAAACAGATACGCCCTCTGCATAGGCATCAAAATCTATTTTGTCTATTGATTTTGCTAACTCTGAAAATGTTTTTTGTAGATTTTTATTTTCTGCAATAGCCTCAAAGAATCTATCTTTTGCGTTATCAACAGCGACGCCTAAACGCTGAAACGCTAAACCATTATTATTTAAAAACTCTCCAAGATTCTCGCTGGAATCTAATATTTTTCTGTACGCTTCCTGTTGGAAAGCAAGCTTTTTCTCATTCTCATCAAGCTCACGTCCAACAATCTTATTTGCTTCTGCAAAGTTCCTGTATGCCTCTTGCGTATCAACTAAAATACCTAAGTTATCAAGCATTAATTTTGACTGTCTACCAACCCCAGTAGTAAAGGACTCGATCGCTTTTGTAGCATCAATACCCATAGCCTGACCGAGCTTAATCGCAGCACCTGAAGCCTCTGCAAATCCCTCAGTTGGTAGCCCTAGCAATACAGCTTGGTTAGCTGACTGCATTAATTCAAAGTCTGTTAATAGTCCTGTGGTTTCTTTGCGTAGATCGTTTAATGCCTGTGTAGCATCCTGACCAGCTGATTTTTGTAAGTTATCAAATCCCCTCGCTAGGTTTGATACTTCCTGACCTCTGCTAAATGCAGTATCAAGCGCATTATAAGCAGATTCAATACCCCTTAGAGCAGTGCCAGCTAATTGTACTGCCTGATTAAATGTAACTAATCCAGCTTGAAAGTTAGAGAATCCCTGACTAGTGCCTTTTGCAGTATCATCAAGCTTTTTTAACTCTTGATTAAATTCCTCTAAGCCTTTTTTAACTCCCTCAGCAATTAACTCAACTTGGATCTCAATATTATTTGATGCCATGCTTGCGCTCCCTCTCTCGTCTCGATCTTTCGATTGTTAGATATTCTTGATAAACAGATTCTACTTGGATATAAAAACCGATACTATCAATCATCTTAGCATCTGTTAAAAGTTGGACTTTCCACTGCTCAGGCGCAGTCTTTTCAACCTGTTTGTATATAAGGTATGCATCTATCATGCGAGTTAGTACAGGGCTTTTAGCTACTTCCTCAATCGGACAGCCTCGCTTACCCTCGCATCTTGGCTTTAATCCCTCTGATTCTTTTAGAGCGATACATTTTCTGCAAACAAGCTCAGGATATATTATTAATTGATTCCTGAGCCTGTCTATAAATGCATCCTCTAAGGCTTTTTTTCAGCGTTCTGCGCTTTATATAAAGCTGTATTAGCTTTTAAATAATGTTCGCAAATTGCTGACTTTAATCCAAAAGGGATCGGAGATTCTAAAAACTCATCAAGTGTAATCTCATCACCATCTGAGTTAGTAATTCCTTTAACTTCTAGGATATTGTTTTTAATAACTTTGTCATATAGCTCTGAATCGCTACTCATCAAAGTTTTATCAAACTCTCCCAATTCTTTTGCTTTAAAATGACAAGTCTCACCGAGTCTAGTCACTTCAAATTCAAATGTTACGTATAGTTGCATTTTTACCTTTATATGTTTTTTACTAAAGTTAAGTTAATTAACTGGTTATCTGAGTACTATCTGTATTAGTAACCTCAATATAAGGATATGTATCGTCCATGCCACTTGGATTTGCACTAGCCTTAAGTAACTTACAAGTTACTGTGAAAGCGTTAAATCCAGCAGAATCAACAACAGTAGTTACATTAGTTACAATCATTCTAGGAATAAAAAACTTCCATGTATAATTGTCACCAGATGCAATCTGAGATCCTTGTATATCAAAACTACACTTAAGCGCAGTCTCGTTATCTCTCCAGTCAATCCATGTATGATCATCTTGCTGTAAAAACTCCAGTGTTAATTCACCAGTTAGCAAGCCTGATCTAATTGGTGCGCCATCTGAGCTACCACCACTAAAACACTTATTAGCCTCTTTGGCGTCTGTTAATGCTAGTGTAAATGAGCTAGGACAAGCATCATCTGTTGGACTTGCCAGAGCAGACCCAGCTTGTGTATTTACTAAAAATGACTCATCTACTCTACCTATAATCTTAGTAGCATCATCAACTGTAGCAGATGCCAAAGATACATTAGTATTAGTTGTGCCTGTGGTAACTTCATCATCTGCAATAAATGAGGCATCCAATTGCAAATAAGCATCTCTAGCCTGTGTAAATGTTAAGCTTGTTGGATAACAAGATGGATATTCTAAAACGCCTGAATCATATGAATCTCTTGCCCATGTACCAAATTTAAGCTGAGTTGGATCGTATGTAATACGTGACATATAATCGCCCTCACCGACATTTTGCTCCGCTGGTGAGCTCGCTGCTCCAAAAAACATAGCTGAAATTGTCTCAGCTCCGTTATTAAATCCAGCTTGCATTGAAATGTCCACTGTATAATCAGTAGCTCCAATCTTTGTATCTTCTTCCATGCTAATACCAGTCCCGATGTTATTAGATGTAAGCTCGCTTGTTGCTTTTTGTCCGTTAAAAGACTCAACAGGTATCTTGTCATTTGTAGTACCTTGAACCGCAGTACCATGCGTTGATCCCTCTTTAAATATAAGGTTTGTATCAGTTCCTCTAATAGCTGCCATTATAAAACTCCTCTAGTTTGCTTCAAAATCTTGTGCTGTAAATATTCTTTGTGTACTCCAGCACTCTTTGTCATCAATAATCACAGGATCTAATCTTGATGGTGTCTCATCTAAACTATACCCGTCAACAGTGCCATCCCAAGTTTTACCCAACTCAGTCCTGACAAGTCTCTCAATAGTTTCCATGCAAGCCTTTATACTAGCTTGATTCTCTCCATCTCGATCATGCTCTCTATAGTGATTAACTATGACCTCAAATATATGTGTTTCACAATTAGCTATCTCAAGCCTCACAGCTCTACTAACTAATATAGTTATAAAATTAATCTCTTGCTTATAATAATATTTCTCTTTTTGCTTCTGACTTTGCTCTAAAATGTCATAGAAATATATATTTTCAGTATAAGCTATTAAATCTGCATGACTAGCTATTTTTGCTAACCAAGCTGCTTGTACTACTGCTGTACTAGCCATTAAACGATATTATATGCAAAGTTTCTTTTTGGTTTGGCTTTTAAATCAACATCTCCATCACCATCTCGATCATATTGTATTTCAAGATATTTCATAGCCTTTAAAAACTTAGCCTCATACTTGTCGTTACGTACATCATTATCATCTCCAAGCCCTGTTAATTGGCTCAGTGAAATTTCTGCAATCGTTTTGTATATAACAGGAAGTTTTAAATCATGCTTATTTTTTACTTTATCAAACTCATAGCCTTGCTTTTTAAGCTCTAATTTCATTTCATTAATAGCCTGTTCAATCTTAGACTCAATAAAGCCCTCATCTAAGTCATTATATATCTGCGATTCTACCGCTATAATATCCCTCACATTGACATTTAATGATGAAGTGTTCCCGATAGGACGTTCTATAAAAATTTCTTGTATATCGGTTACTGTGTCGCCAGATGCTTGTAGTGTATAATTGATAGCTAAAAAGTAATCTTCTAGCCTGTTTGATGATGTTGCATCTGGATCGCTAACTGCTGTGACTGTAAACTTCTTAGCAAAATCACGCTCACTATCTGACCAGCTTGATATAGTTTTAATAGCACCAGTACCAGCGGATGCTTCCGCTCTTGTCGGCATATCCTCAAATAAGTATATTGTTGGACTATCTGTGCTAGGCTCTGAATCTTCTCTATAATGATAAAATACAGTTAAATCTTCACCAAAATAATATTTATTTGCCATCTTGCTTGTTAGTAAGTTTATCTTTTACTTTTCTTACTATGTCTTTATCTTTTACTTGCTCTTTTGATTTATTTTGCTCTCTAAGCTTTCTTAAATCTGCTGTCCTTAGTCTTTTAGCCATTATATCTTACCTTTACGCTCACACCGCTCGACAGACTCTCTAGCTATTTTCATAGCCTCATCATTGCTCATCTGTCCGCCTTGCCTGTGATTAGATTCTAAAATGTGTTTAGCCTGAATATCTCTAACCTCTCTATTCCATTCTTGCCTAGTCATACTAGCCTTTTTATCTTCTAAATTCCCTTTAGGCTTTCTGATTTTGCGCTTTATTTCAGTTGGCGTAGATCTAACCTCAATCTCATAACCATCCTCTGTATATTTATGACTCATTTTTCTTACCTTTTTTAGCTTTAGCCAGTTCCTCTTGCGCTTTCTCAAGCTCACGCTCTAACTGAGATACTTTGCTTGCGTTTACTTTAGCATTACTAATAGTATTAATATGTGCTAGATGCGCTCTCATTCTTATATATTCATCCTCTTTGCTAGGATCTTCTGGTCTGTCTGGAATATAATAATCAATTATCTCATATCCTTTATTAAGATAATTTGTAACTGCTGACGGTGCTTTGTGGCATCCTGAGATGTCTAAAATCATTAATGATGGTCTTGGTCTATATCTATGCTTCTTTTTTTTAGCAAGCTCATCATACTTGCCATCTCTTACGCCATCTTTGCCAATATAGCCGAGTGCGATATAAGGCGTAACTTTACCTTTTAATATCGGCTTTCTCATTTTAGCTAATAGCTCTTTTTTTTGTTCGTCTGATAGTCTAGCACCACCCATAATATGTTTCTCCTATAAATAGAGGGCTGATAGGCTCAACCCTCACAAGCCACTTTAACAATGAACAAATATCTTTACGATATAAAATCCTAAGTATCAGAAAGTACTTTACAACCAGCTCCATCATTCCATTCTGCTACGTCTGAGAAGATATAAGCAGAAACTTCATCCCAGAAACCGCCAGAGCGAACCTTGATAACGTCAATCACTGGAGCAGAATCGTAGATTCCGACAAATGCTAAACGTGGATTAAATGTTAATCCAACATCATCACCTGTGTCAGTCGGTAGACCGCTAGTAGCATAAAGTTGTAAGCCACTAAACTCTCCAACATAACCAGATGCGCCATTATATCCTCTAACTAAGTTAGGAATATTCGGATTAGCGTAAATAGCTGCTTGTGATGCACTCTGTACAATCTGAAGCTCTCCAATCCCCTTATAATCAAGGAAAGTAACTAAAACACCATCATCTGCAAGAGCAGCTCTAACAGTAGTACCAGAATCAATGATCTCAGTATTAGTTAGTGTTGATGTAGCAGTTTCAGAGCTTGAGAAACCTGAAAATAATGTTTTCACATCACCATCAAGCTTACGTCCAATAGCTTCACCAGCTTTCATAGCCATAAAATCATTAGACCCTGAGCGCCCGCCAAACTTTTGAGATTCAACAGTATTCTTGATAACTACCTCTGTTCTAACAGCAGTCAAAGAAACCTCAGTTTCAGTGTACTCACTATTAGCACTAAAAGTATATGAAGTAGATTCTGATCCAGCCTCAGCTGTAACACTGCCCTCTTTACCAACAAGCATAGTATTAGTATTAGTCGGCATACCCATGTCATTAACAAATGGTAATACCTTAACTTGCTCTAATAAAGCTCTTGAAAAAATAGGGGACGCTACATCCGTTGCATGAGTAATATTTGCTAGTTCCGTTTCATTAGCCATTATTTAACTCCTAATAAATTATATTTTTCTTTAAACTGTTCAACAGTTATTTTTGTTTCTAACGTGCCTTGCTTAACTCTAACATGAGTCGGCTCGGCTTCTTTGTAAACCTTTTCACCTTTTTTCTTGCTTGCTTCCGCATCAACAGTTCTATTTGCGATATATTCAAAATCACAAACTTTACTCTTTGGAAAGCATTTATTTTCTTTTGACATAATTGTTACCTAAAAAATTAATTTTGCCTATTCCTTAAGGCTTGCTGTGCAACATCCGCTAATTGTGCTTGCTCTGCCATTGATAATTTACTTAAATCCAATTTGCCAGAATTAACAAGCTCTAGATAGTTGCTTGCAGTTATGTCTTTTACATTACCTGAAAATGTTTCATTCTCAGATTTATTACCCTTGAATTGTTTTGATTTAACAGCACTAGGATATTGTGAAATCTTCTCTTGTATCCACTCATCTGTGGTTAATGGCGTATCTGGTGACGTATATCGGATATTATTTCTCTCATCTTTATAAACAATCTTACCATCAACCAGATCGGCTTCTCTCTCAGCATCCATCTTAATTACGCCTAGCAGATCCTCTTTAAAATGAGATCCAGCCTTTTGCATAATCTTGTCAGTACACTGTAAAGCTTTATTTTGCTGTGTAAGCTCATTAAGCTTTTGCTCCATAGCTGACCACTTTTCTTTAAGCGTATCGTCCATTTGACCGCTCTGCTCATTATTCTTTGGCGGTGTTTTGCCCTGACTAGCAACTTGAGCCTCTAACATATGGTATCTATCAGGATCTACGCCCTCGAATTTTTTTAATTGCTTATCAAGATTAGCATTTGAGGCGTATTGCGTATGATATTTTTGCTCAAATGTTTCTGCTTTTTGTGTTGCCTCTGCTAATTGAGCTTTTAAATCCTCAACAGTCGGCTCAGTGTTTTGTGTATCAGTGTTGTTATCACTCATAGTTATTATATGTTTCTAAAGTTTAAATTCTTTTTAACATTACGTGCAATTCTTTGCTCTTGCTTCTCAGTAAGTCCCCAATGTCTAGGACGTGACTTTAAAAGCCCTCTTAATATATTTCCTTTACCTCTGGCTCTTATCTTGCCTATAATGCTGTTTTTACTTCTGCTTATCAAAACCGATCTGGTTATAGACTTAATTAAGTTACCTGTAAAACTCCATGTTACTTTGTCTATCGGTCTGCCTCGCTTTAATCTTCTTTTAGCATACTGCTTGCTATATGGTGCATATGAAGCAACTGCCTTATTATCAATATCCACACCTGATAAAAGCCTAGATTTTAAAACTGCAACCTCTGTAAATAATATAGTATCGAGCTGAGTGCGCAATTGCTTTTTTATTTGCTTATCCAAATCAGCTACATTAAAATTCTTTTCTATTTCAACTGACATCTTGCATCGTCATATCAAGCTCACATTTCTTAAAGAAATCCTGTAGTAAATCAGCAACACCATCCGCTATATACTTAGATTCTCTATTAGTTTCTGTTGCATCAATTACAATGCGTAAAACACCATTATCAACCGTATCTGACTTCAAATGCACTTCAATCACACAGCTATCTGTATCCAAACTCATCACGTGCTATTTCATCTGTTACTGGTGCTAGATGATGTCTACAATTATATCCACCTAGATATACACTAGCTGGTGCTAATTGCCCGTTATCCCATGTCTTGATCTCATCCCAACTAAACACCTTGCCATCTCGCTCTCTGCAAAAGTCTCTCGATGTTTTAATAAGACCGCCAACATATAAGAATAAGTTTAACCCCATCTTTTGACCTTGTATTACTGTCTCAGTACGTTCAAATGCATCTAAATTAGTAGTTACTTCTGTATTTAGATTATTTACTATCTTGTCACCTATATTATCCTCTATATTTGATGTTCTGACTAGTGCGCCCTGTAATCGTGTATTTACTATGCTTGCATTAATATCTGCTAAATACGTCTCTATCCTCTGCCTGATCCGCTCAACATCAAAGCTAATCATAGTCCTAGTGATGTCTAAATCTTGCTCATTAAATGATGGATTACGCCTTATATCCTCAAAAGAATCTCTAACAGCATCAACTTTCTGCCTGTACTGTGATGTGTACTCAGCAATAAAGCCCTCTATATCTGCATTACTTATCTTAACTCTGGTATTAGCTATTACAGAAACTATCTCATCTGGACTTGTAGCTCTGTTTATTTCTGCCTCTGAGCTTCTTAACTGCCTGAATATATGATTGCGTATATCGGATGTAATTCTGGCAACACGCTCATCTAATAAGCGATCTTGCTTATCCCTCTTGCGCCTCTTGCTGTCCTCGAATGTCATTTATAATATTATCTATATTCCTAGCTATAGGATTAGCAGACTCAGCACGCTCATCATTCTCAATCTGCTTAAGGATCTCATCTTCCTCAGCTAAACTCATCAAGTTAACTGCTTTCTTTTTAACTGCCTTATCCCATTTATCATATGTTTTTACATCTTCTCTAAATGCGTTAAAAAGCATCATAAGCTCATTATTATCCTGAATTGATACATCATCTGATATAGCTATACGACCTTGAAAATCAGATAAGCCTTTAAAATCTGCCATTGTCTTAATCACTTTATTCATATAATCGTTAAGTGAGTTAATCTCAGACTTGATAACAGAGATAAATTCCTCTTTTTGCTCTTGTAGTGATTCTACGCTTGAGGACTCTCTTGAGTCGCTTGGCATAAATCTTGACATAAAGAATCCAGCCTTAAATATATTCATTTCAGACTGTGAAACCATATGCCTTAAAAAATCATGTGAGTCTGGTGTTAACTGAGTTACTGATCCATCTGCCTCTACTAACAAGGTAGCAGCTTCTGACAAATTAACCTCGTTATTATCTCCAGTGCCAGTAATAACAATCTTAGTATGTCCATGATAGCCGAGTACATTATTGGCATACGATCTAATATTAAAATTCTCTAGAATTGGATCTTTTAAGTTACTTGCAAATGACTCCTTTTCAATCCATGCACATATCGGAATATAATCAAAAGCTTGCTCACCGTTTGATATAACCACCTCATCATCAATAGACCATTCTTTATTTTCATCATCTCTGACATACGTAGTTATCTTATATACTGGATTATTGCCCTCTGAATTATCTAGCCAATATACATCCGATTTATCTCTGAATTCAGGTTTTGATTGAAATGATTCACGCTTCTTAAGCTCTTTATATTCACGCCTTACAAATTCAAACTGACCTCGCTCTTGCCTTGCTAATGATTGCCAATCTTTAACGTCAATTGTCGGTAATAACTCTAAAAATGGTCTTTGTCCTAGTGCTTCCTCTTCCTCTAAACTTTCTGCTCCGGTATCAAATGAATTAACTAGTACATATGATGATGCATATAAAAACCGCTCTAAGTACGCATCTTGCATAAAATCTAAAAATCTAGTGCCATGACCATCAACATCTTTTAACTCAGTCTCTAAAGGCTCTAAGTCAATCATCTCAGCATCTTGTTTAAACATAATGCCAATATATCGCTTGTATATAGCTTTCATGTAATTAATATATCTGGAGCGTTGTTCTCTAATCCGTCTTAGCCTTGCTCCGTAGTCTAATTGCTTTCCTCTATCATCACTTGTAATATATTCGTTTCTTTGCTTCTCTATTTCATGCATCCAGAGGTATTTTGCATCAATCAGATCCTCGTGCTTGCCTGTATATAATATAAGATAATCTTGCCAATCTTGAATATTGTTGTCGTACTTTGGATGGTTTCTAAGTTCTGTCATATTAATAATCTATTTGCCTAACTCTTGATCTAGGTTTCTCTTGACCTTTCATTTTGTAAAGGACTTCATAAGCAAGATATTTAATCGCATCATAGTGATGTGTATGCGTTTCACCAGCTGGTTTATCAAGCTCTCTTTTGCCCTCAATCGTTTCTGTTTTTAGTAATGACTCTTTAAGCTTAGTGCAATTACTACAAACAAACAAGATGTTATCAAAGAAAGCCCGATCCAGTGCATCAATAGAGTGCTTCTGTAAAATAACTTCTCTTTGCGCCCTGATACTAACATTTGTATATCCTAGCTCATTTAATATATTTTTAACGAATCCAAAATCTGATTTGCCTGTCTGCTTATCCCTTGAGTGTCCTGACCTGTCACCATATAGTAATATTTCAGTATTCTTATATATATCTCTTGGAAATTTGGCAGCAAATTCTACTATTGATGGTCTTAGTTTAGGCTTGCTACCAGATGAGGAGTCTAAGCATACCCATCTCCAGAAGCGATCTTCATATTGCCAGACTAATTGCTGTTGCACTGCTACCCATCCCACTGGATCATAGTTAAAGTCCATTGTTAAGTATATTGGTCGTGTCGGATCTGCCTCTTGTGGCTCTATATCGTGTACATGAGGTAAATATGATGGAGCTGCTAAATTAGCCGCCCTTGCTGTAAATTCTCCATGAATATAAGCACGTAAAAGAGCTTCATCATGTCCAAATGTTTCTATTAAAGAATCAACATAATCCTCTGGTATATATGGATTGTCTAAAACAGATAGCTTAAATCTGTATAACTGCTTTGCCTTGTGCTTGTGATATGTCTTACTTACATAATCCCAATCATCTGATTGGCTATCAGAATCAAATAAGTCTGCATAGAAATTCATCCCAACTGGTACGCCTGTATATACAGTATGAGGGTAGAGCGAGTTTCCATCTCTGACCCTTGAGTGAATCATGTCAAGGATCTCTCTATTTTTAACCGATCCAGACTCGTCCCCTGTTGCATGGCTATACTCAACAGCGTTAATTAAATCAGGCTTGACCGCTGCACTATGAAAATGCACTTCATGTCCTGAATAGCCTTTATATATAATCTTTGGATATGGTGATTTTATAACCGTATAATGATCATCTTCATTGAGTCCAAATTGAGTTAATACTTTCTGGTATGTTGGTATACCAGCATTAAAGATTTTATCGTATGTCGGATAGAATACAGCTGAGAATGGTGCTTTTTGATTAAGACCGCAGAGTATATGATGCCTCTGAAATGATAGATGCGTTTTACCAGCACCGAGACCAGCAGTAATCCCGATACGCTTTTTTTTACCCACTTCCATTATCTCAGGAAGCGTTAATGATTTTGCCAGTATCTTAGAGCATGGCAGATCTATATTAGCCATCACCAAATAGCTTTGGATTTATAACAGGAATATCTACTTTAGTATTAACATTGCTTGTCTCTTGCCATCCGCATCTAGTCTTTAAATAGAATATAATAGCTGTTAAATTACCTGATTTTATCTTTTTAAATAAATTACCTGTAGCTAGTGCATCAATCTTAGCCTTGCCATTTTCTAGCTCCTCTTTGTAATATTTACCTAGTGTCTTTGGTGACATCTCTATACAGTATGCGATCTGCTCATTTGTTAGACCGCCAGCTTTCATCCATTCTACTTGCTTTCTTAGCTCTTTAGTTGGTTTATGCGCTATATTAGCCATTATTCTATAGTTTTATAATCAAAATCATTGCCATTTATCTTTACTTCTGGCTCTTTGTTATTGTCTAAGCAGTATTTAATATAACGATTTAATATCACTTGGCAGTATTTAGGGTCTAATTCTATTCCGTAGCATTTTCTTTTTAGTTGCTCGCAAGCTATTAGTGTTGAGCCTGAGCCTAAAAAGGGATCTAGAACAATGTTCCCCTTTAAGAAATGCTTAAATATATCAGCAATTAATGCTATAGGCTTCTCACAAGAATGTATTGTTCTCTGAACTTTTGCACACTCAAACACGTCAGACGGGGGTTTTTTCGGTTTTTCGGGTTCTCCTTTTAAGCATAAATAAAACGGTTCATATTTTGGTCTCGTAAAATACCCTATCCCAAAATTATTTTTAACCCATATAGGCATAGATTTTATTTCAAATAACCCATTCAAGGCAGTAGTAAACTCTGCAATAGTTGACCATCCCATGAATGTAATTAAATATGAATCTTTCAACATCGAGTTTTTGCACTCAACAAACATTGAAGATAAAAAGCTTATAAACTCAACGTTCCCCAGATTATCATTTAGAATCTTATCGTGAGTTCCTCTTGGGGGTTTAAAATTAATATTATAAGGCGGATCTGTAAAAACCATATCAGCCTTTTTACCTTGCATTAATTCTGTATATGATTCCTCTTTTGTACTATCACCACATAAAACCCTGTGCTGACCTAGCTCTAATAGATCGCCCTCTTTAATAAATATATCCTCTGGTGGAGCTTCATTATAATCATCCTCAGTAATTTCATCCTCTAAAGCATCTATACTGAAATCATCAAGAGCAAAATCCTCAATAGGAAATTCGTGATCTATTAACTGACCTATCTCTAAATCTACATTTGGAATATCCCACTCACCAAGCTCTGCAATCTTATTATCTGCTATTCTATAAGCTTTAACTTCATCTTCTGTAAGCAATTCCTTTTTTATAATCGGTACTTTATCTAGTCCAGCTTTCTTAGCTGCGGTTACTCTAGCATGACCGGCAATAATAACATTATCCTTATCTATGATAACAGGTGAATCGAATCCAAATCTTTTTATTGAATTAGTTAGGGCAGTTAGCTGTTTTTCTGGATGTTTTTTATTATTAAACTCATATGGCTTGAGCTTATCTATTTCGATATATTCCATGTATTAATTAATATTAATGGAGATAGTAGCCATCTCTAAATGATGGATTAATAGTACCGTATTTTTTGTTATTTACAAAGACATTAACAGTCGGCTTCTTTTTATACTTCTTTTGCTTCCTGACTAAATCAGCTATCTCATAACCATAATCTTTTGCTCTGTATATGAATCCGTCTCCATGCGGATATGGTTTCTCATACTCAAATTTATAGAAAATCTTTTTTTTAGTGCCTAGCTTTATGTGTTTTGCTTTTATAGGGATTATCCAGACAGGCTTATAACCTCTTGGTATTGGCGGATAGTATTGTTCTGCATGAGTCTTATATAGCCATTTATCAGGGAGTGATGTTTTATATTTCTTATCTGTCAAATATGCTAATGATTTTATATAGTTATAATCTGCATATGATTTGCGTTGTGGTCGTGCTGTTTTATCTTTTACTGAATATTTACCATTTAAACCCCAATCCCAGACAAAAAATATCTCAGTGCCTCTTGTCGTGCGCTTCCATTTGGTTACATCTGAGTCAACTGCTGACATCCCATCAAATGAGAATATTGTT